GCGGGCGACCGCGCGCGACTCGCGCGTCACCGCGACCAGCCCGAGCCCGACGCGAGACGCGACCGTCCCCCCGCCCGGCGCCGACGGTTGCCGAGCGCGGCGCCGGCCCGCAGGTTGCACCGCTCGCACGAGGGCCGCAGCTCACAACATCCCGAGCCGCGCTCGTGATCGTGCTCGGCCAACGGCGGGCAGTGATCCGGGGTCACCGCTCGAGCACCGCACCGCCAGCACGCCACCTCGCCATGACGCAGCTGATCCCGCATCGCCCGGTAGACGGGCTCGGCATACGGGCGGGAAACGAACAGCGGTTCATCAGCCACTCTTGGCCCTCCGTCGTTCGGGTCCTTCGGTGATCCACCACCCGGCGCGATCGAGCAGGTGAGCGAGCCAGTGGAACGGGCGAGCGATCATCCGCCTGCTGATGAACAGCGGTCCGATACTCATCGGCGGACGATGTACAGCAAGGCGGCGAGGGCGATGACGCCTACCTCGACGACCATGATCCACGCTTGGACGTCGCTCATTGCCACCGCCTGCGTCGGTACTCACGCTGATAGGCGGCATTGGCTGCTGGGTTCTCGACGCGCCAGACGGTGGCCCGCTGCCAGCGTCCGATCAGACCGGACGGAGTCGGGACGCGGGCGGCATTCAGGTGTCTGGCTACCTCGCCGAGCCCGAGTCCGGCGGCTCGCAGCTCGAGCACAGTGGGGCGGGCGTCGGCGTGAATCCTGACCTGCACGGTGCCGAGCGCGTCGTGCAAGTTCAGTTGTTCCACCAGCGCTCATGTTAAATCCGCGCGTCTGTTCGGTCGATCATTCGGCGGGCCGCTTCGCGGTTGGCTTGCACGATGGCCCGTATCCGCGCTTTGCGTTGGTCCTCGTCGCGCTGGTGGGTGGGGCAGCGCGTCTTGTGAAGCCATGGGTCGAGCCGGGCCGTGCAGCCCTCGACGATGCAGCGGTGCCACGTCATCTCGGCGAAGTGATCCGGCCAGTGGGTCACGCCTTCAGCGTTACCCGCATCGCCGCGCGTTTGTTCGGTCATTGCGCGCCCCGCCGGTTCGGCCCGCGCGGTTCGTACCGCCGTTGACCTGATGACCATCCGCCGAACCGGTTCAGCGCCGCGCGCGGGACCGCGTCAGTAGATGTAACACGCGGATCTTCTATGGATCTTCCTCGCGCGCTGGCGCGCGGGTTCGACGCGCGCTGGCGCGCGGGTTGTGGATCATCGAACCCGCGCGCTGGCGCGCGGGATGTGGACAAGTCTTCGCCGCGGATCGGCGACATGACGGGGAGCCGGTAGGTGTTCGAGTTGCCCTGGCCACCGCCGAGGTCGACGGCGATGATGCCGGCGGCGACGAGCTCGGCGCGGGCCCGTCGTACGTTCGCTGGCGTGATGCCCATCCGTTCGGCGAGGGTGTCGACGGCGGGGAACGCGTGGCCCTCGAGGTCGGCGTAGTGGGCGATCACCTCGAGCAGGTGGCGGGCGGTGCGCGAGAGCGTCGGCGCCGTCCAGTTGGCGCGGCCGGAACGGGTGAGCATCAGCCGGACGTAGCGGCTCGTCGCCGCGCTCACCGGGTACCGTCGAGGTCGTCGTAGTCGCCGGGGGGCGATTCGACATACCGGCGCATTCCCCGCCGCGACACGGGTGGTACTGGGTGGCGGCGGGGATGCGTGAGGGCGAGGGCGATCAGCACGAAACCGATCAGGCAGGCGCCGACGACGACGACGGCCAGGACGTCGATCACCGCTCGGGCCCGAAGTCGACGGTGACGGTGAGCGGCAGCAGGCCGAGGGCGTCGAGCAGGCAGCCGCTGCACAGGGCGACGTCGTCGAGCAGCCAGGTGGGATGTTCGTCGCAGTGCTCGCAGGGGCCGGCGCCGTCGTATCGTTCCAGCTTCATGGCCGAGCGTCCTGACCTGCGGCGTTATCAGTACATCTAGATCTGAGAAAGTCGTCTACCTCCTTCGGGATGATGTAGCGCTTGCCCTTGCCGCCGTTCGGTCGGTGCATCGGAAACCCCCTCATCCGTGCCCGCTTCTCCCAGGTCGACTTCCCGCACGGCGCAATGTTGTGCTCGTTGAGGAAGGCGATTCCTTGCGGCACGAAAGGTATCAGAGAGTTGTAGACCGTTCGGTCAAGTTCCATCTTTGTCATTTCAGGCATCGGTCGTAACGTATCACATGTGCCACCCGATGACTTGAAGCTCCCTGATCTCGACGCGTATCGGCGTTACATGCGTCGCCGCGGCTACAGCAGAGAGGTCATCTGGGCCCGGTTCGCGAACGCGATCCGCTGGATCTCATGGTGCGATGACTGGCGAACGGCCAGCTTCGAGGATGTCGAGGACTGGATTGCCGAGCGCGACGTGTCGCCCCAGTCGTCGCGCAACCTGCTCGGCTACGTCCGGGCGTTCTACCGCTGGGCGCTGCGCAAGGGGCTGGTCGAGCACGACCCCACGCAGCTCGTCGACCCGTACCGCGTGCCGAAGAAGTTGCCGCATCCGGCGAGCGACCGGGATATTGGCGCGGTGCTCGAGCTCGCCGATGCCCCGCTGGCGGCGATGGTCGCGTTGATGGCCGGGGCGGGCCTGCGCTGCTGCGAGGTCTCACGGCTCGACTGGGCCGATGTCGACGTCGTCGGCGGCCGCGTCCACGTCCGCGGCAAGGGCGCGAAGGAACGGGTCATCGACGTGTCGACCGACGTGCGGCGGCGGCTGGCCGCGCTCGACTCGAGCTCGGGCCCGGTGTTCGTCGGGAAGCGGGGCGGGCGGCTGTCGGCGGCGCGGGTGTCGCAGATCGTGTGCCGCGCGCTCGACGCGGTCGAGTCCGATGCCACCGCGCACTGGCTCCGGCACCGATTCGCGACCACGGCACTGCGCCAGCCCGATGCCGACCTGCTGGCCGTGCGCGACGCGCTCGGCCATTCGAGCGTGGCGACGACCCAGATCTACACGCTCGTCGTGCCGGGCAGGGTGGCCGCGATGTCGCGCGCGGTGACACTGCCGTGACCAGGGGTTGTCGCGATGCGTGACACATCGCGAATCTCAGATCTAGTGACGACGGAATATCGCTGTCCGCACTGCGATGCCGTGCTGACGGAAGTCGTGAAAACCCAGATCGTGTCCGTCGGCGAGATCGCGGGCAAGCGTCGCGGTCCCTACAAGTTGAGCCCCGAGTATCTGGATGAGGTCCATCGGGTGGCCGCGAGCGGTGGAGTACCGGCGGTGAAAGAACGGTGGCACGTATCCGAACGCACCGCGCGCCGATGGCTGGCGGCGGCGAACGAGGCAGGGTCGTGACCAGGGGATTCTGGAGAGTGTCCACTCTGCAGCGAAAGGGGGTGCAGGCATGATCAAGCGTCGATGGCGTGATGACTGGCCGATGTGGATCGGGGCGGTCTGGCTGTTCGCGGCCGTGTTCGCCGTGCTCTACTTCACCGCCCGGCCCTAGTCGCGGCGGTCGGGGAGCGACACGACGACGATGGCGGCGCCGCCGAGCAGGCCGACGACGGCCAGCATCTCGTCATCGGGTGAACGGTTGCGGATGATCACCAGCAGCGACAGGACGAGCACGCCGACACCGAACAGGACGAGCAGCAGGGCGCGCCGGGCCGGGGTCATTCGTCGCTCGGCGGGATGGGCGGGTTCGGTTGTTGTTGTTGTCCGGCCCGGTAGCCGACATAGGACCCGAGGACGCCGATGATCCCGCCGAACGCGGTGGTCAGGATCTGGGTCGCGTTTTCGCTGAGTCCCGGGCCCTCGGAGAAGATGGCGTCGTACAGGACGGCGGCGGTGATCAGGTTGATCGCGGTAGCGAGGCCGACGGCGAGGATCAGGGCGGCGTAGTCCTTGCCGGCGGCCATCTCAGCCGGATCCGGCGTCCAGTTGGGCGATGATGACGTTGCCCTGGTCGTAGATCGCCGAGAGTTGTTGGGCGATCCCGGGTTGGCCGGTGACCGAGTTGCCGGTGATCGCCCAGGTCAGGGCGTCGAGGCGGTCGGTGATCGCCCGCAGTTGTTCGTCGGTCAAGTCGTCCTCCTCCGGTGGCGGCGCGGTGGCGCGCCGGACGCATTCGTCGCGCAGCGAGTAGAGCTCCCAGGTGCCGGCCCCGTTGTCCCACTCGGCCGGGGCCCACGGCCCGGCGACGTTGCAGGCGGCCGGGTCGATTTTGCGGCCCGGCGAATACCATTCGTGGACTCCGACGTCGTCGGGCCGGTTCCCGCACCGCCCGTTGACGACGTTGGACACGATGAACGCCGCGTCGACTTGGGCCTGGGGGTAGGTCTCGCCGGTGCCGGCGTTGGCCAGCTCCATCCCGAAGGCGTAGGAGTTCATCGAGTCGGCGGGGACGGTGCCCTTGGAGAACGCCGAGGCCCGCCCGGAGCCGTTGGTGTTGGTGCAGCCGGCGGCCAGGATCCACACGGTGCCGTCGCGGGCCACGAGCACGTTGGCGATCGGGCGGGCGTCGGCGCCGTGACACATGTAGTCGGCGTCGTTCTGCGGCGACGTCGAGCTGGCGGTGTGGTGCCACATGACGCACCAGGGTCGGCCCGCCGCGTAGCCACCGCTGGAGCGGGCCCGGGTCTCCCAGCCGGCGTAACGCACCACGGCCACCCCGGCGGCCTCCAAGGCGTCGGCCAGCCAGGTCAGATAGACGCCACTCACGGATTCGGGCTCTCGTCATCTTCGGCGTCGATGGCGTCGTCGGGTTCGGTGTCGCCGAACTCTTCGTCGGGGTCGTCACTCATCGGAGCCGCCGGGCTGTTCGCTCACCGGTTGATGACAGCGGCCGCACAACATCGGCGCGGTGACCTGGGCCGCCGATGTCTTGTCGACACCGTCCTGGTCACAGTCCGGGTTGGTGCAGCGATAGACCCACATCGGGGATGCTCCTCAGTTGTAGGACCAGACGTTGATGTGCAACCCGATCCCGGCCGCGTTGGCGAACCCGCCGTTGTCGACAACCCGGATGATCTTCACGGAGAACACGTTGCCGGGCGAGCCACCGGCGGTCAGGATCTTGACGACGATGCCACTGGCGACGCCTTCGGGAGTCGACTCGGTGATGACGGCGCCGCCGAAGCTGGGCAGCGCCGGGCTGATCGGGATGGCGATATTGCCGAAGGCGTCGGTGGTGAACACGCCGGACATGTAGCGCATGTGGCGCATCGTCGAGTCCCACAACACATCGGTGACGTACTGCGAGATGGACTGGCACCAGTCGGAACGGATCGGTGAGCCGGGGGCGGGGACGTTCGAGAACGGGCCGATGCCAATCGGCGGGTTGGCCCGTGGTGCCGGCACGTCGGACATGGTCAGTACCTCCAGACGTTGGCCGGGTCGGGGTCGTCCCAGGTGTACGGGGAGGCGTCCCACATGATCACCGGGCGGTAGTCGACGGTGCGCGACAGGGCGAGCCGTGACACCCACGACTCGGGGGTGATGGTGTGGCCGACACCGAGCACGATGGCCCAGGTGTCCAAGGTGGCCGGGTTGCCGGCCGGGTCGGTGAAGTCGTGCAGCACGTTGACCCGGTCACCGCGGCGCACCCCGGCCGCCATGTCCCACACCGCCGGCTGCTGGTTGGGGTCGCGGGCGTGCAGCTCGAACGAGGCGAGGGCCATCGACGGAGTCGACTGTTCGGTCAGCAGGTAGTCGGCGAGGTCGTCGCCCTGGGCCTGGGTCTGCCACAGGTCGGGGTCGGGGTGGGTGAGGCGGTAGCGGGCGTCGCCGGCCCACGGCGAGCCGGCGCCGAGCGCCGCGGTGGCGGTCAGGCCGGTCGTGTTGACCAGGTGGACGTCGGTGACGAGGCGTTCGTCGTCGGCGGCGAACTCGGCACCCCACACGACGACGGGGACGGTGCAACGGTTGTCGGATACCGCCCAGCTGGTCGGCTGGTCGTCGCGTCCGGCCCGCCACAGCCGGTTTCGGTAGTCGAGGGAGCCGTCGGCGTCGCCGTAGAACAGGCCGCCGTCGGACAGGGCGACGCGTTCGATGTGCTCGAGCGGCGCCTGGTCGTCGGTGACGGCGGCCAGGGTGACGGTGCCGGGCTCGATGTCGACGCGGTCGGGGTAGTCGGCGCCGAGGGTGGCGGCGGTGATGCGGGCGGCCACGGTGTCGCCGGGGGCGCCGATCGTCCAGTCCCCGCCCAATGGTTGGGCCAGCCACGACAGGCCGTCGTAGGCGACGACGGTGACGGTGTTGTCCGTGTTCAGGGTCCATGAGGCGACCCGACCGGAGAACAACCAGACCTGTTCGTCGGTGTCGGGCCGCCAGGCGAGGATCTGCAGGCGGCGACCGGGCGCCCAGTAGACGAGGCGGCCGTCGGCCGACCACGGGGTGTAGGCGCCGGTGCCGTTGTCCAAGGTGACGGTGGCGGTGGCGGGCGGGAACAAATAGAGCTCGTCGGGGTCGCCGGGCTCGATGTCCAGCGCCATCCAGTCGCAGACCGCGTCGGTGAATCCGGCGCCGATGAACGGGGCGTCCCACACGTAGGTGTCGCCGGGGGCGTCCCACACGACGGCCGGGTCAGTGTCGTCCCACACGTAGGCGGCCGCCGGCAGGTACTCGAGGGCGATCAGCGGGCGCCACCGCCAGTCGTACACCGGCGAGCTCGGCGCCAGGCCGTGCGGGGTGACGGCAGGCGGGGTGATGTCGGCGGGGCGAGTCATCGCCGCGTCCTGGCGTAGAGGCCGCCGGTGCGCCGGGCGGCCCGGCGGGCCTCGCCGAGGGCGTCGCCGCGCCAGCCGCGCGGCAGGTACTGGGTGACGTTCACCACTTCCGGGGCCATCGCCGCCGACGGGGCGGCGACCTGGCGGCCCCCCGAGTACAACTGGCCCTGTTGCACGACGTTGACGTAGGCGGTACGCGGTTTGCCGCCCGGGTTGGCGGTGTTGTCGAGCTCCTTGTTCGCCGCGGCGGTATCGGCGTCGGCGCGCATCGCCGCCGTGCGCGGCGACGATGCCTGGTCCAGCAGTGTCTTGGCGAGCGCGAGATCGCCGGCGTTGATCGCCGCTTGGATCTCGGTCAGCTTCTCCGGCGGGATCTGGTTCACCGAGGCGACGTAGTCCAAGATGCCCTGGCGGGCCGGGCCCTTGGCCGTCGCGGCGGTGTCCAACAGGCCGTCGTTGAGCGAGTCGAGTTTCTGGGTGGCGGTCAACGTCTGGCCGGTCGCTTCGGCCTGCGCTTCGGCGGTGGCCTGGTGGGCCTTGGCCAAGCGGATCGCCGAGTCGCGCACGTCGTCGCTGTTCGCCTTGGCGTCTTTCAACGTGTCGGCGTAGTCGCGCAGGGCGTCGTTCTCCGAGAGCTGGGCGTCGGCCGCGCTGGTCGCGGCGTCGACCTGGCGGTTGAGGGCGTCGGCCTCTTCGTTGAGCAGCTTGTTGACCCGGTCGAGCTGGTCGGCGGCGTCCTGGTCGGCGCGGGTCTTGGCCTCGGTGGCGGCCTGCGACGCCGACAACTTGGACTCCTGGGCGGCGAGCATCTCCCCGTAACGCTCGTAGTCGTCGCCCAACGCTTTGACGGTGGCGCGGTGGCGGGCCTCGGCCTCTTCGGCGTTGCCGTGGGCGGCGGCGAGAGCGAACACGACGTCGCGCAGCCCCTCGTATCCGCCCTTGCCTTCGGACACCAGTTTTTTCTGGTCGTCGGCCCACTTGCGCAGCTCGGGGGCCGGAAGCTGGGCGAGGGCGGCGAACTCGCGCACCGAGATGTTGAGGTGATTCATCTCGGGCAAGATGTCGCCGAGGCCGGGGAACTCGAATTTGCCGGTGTCCTCGATCGTCTTGCGGAACGCGTCGAGGATCTGGCCGCCGGCCTGCAATGTCTTGAAGAGATCCTCGACCTGTTTGGCGTTGTCCTCGGCGGCCTTGCGGGCCTTGTTGATCTCGGAGGTGAACAGGCCGACCAGCAGGGTGACCCCGCCGATCAGGGCGCCCTGTTTGCCGAAGTTGGCGAGCACCGACCCGATCCGCTCACCGCTGGTAGCGGCCTCGGTCATGTACTCGCCCATCTGACCGAAGGCGACGCCGGCCGTCCCGGCGATCCCGCCGAGCGAGGCGACATCCTGGGACAAGTTGCCGACCGCGTTAGCGGTCACCGACGCCGACGAATCGGCCGACTTGCCGATCTCGTCAAGGCCCCGTTTGGCCGGCGCCGGGTCGACCTTCGGCGACACCTCGACGTCGTTGATGTCTCGCAGCTTCGCTTCGACCTGGTCCAGATCGCCCTGCAGGGCGTTGATCTGATCGACGGTGATCTTGACCTGCGGGTCGTTGCCGTCGAGCTTGTCGAGCTGGCCGGTGAGATCGAGGATCTCCGAGCCGATCTGCACCGCGTTCGTCGACAGCAGGATGTTCGCCGGGTCGCGGGCCAGCCCGTCGACCTTGGCCATCAGCCCGGCGATGTCCCGGGTCGCCTCGCTGGTGTCGGCGTCGACCGGGACCTTGACCTTGGCCGACTCGAGGTCGTCGACCTTGTCGGCGACCTGATCAAGCTTCTTGGAGGCCTGGTCGTCGGCGGTGATGTCGATGCGGACCTGTTCAGCCACGGCCCACCGCCTGGGCCAACTGGTCGCGCAGCACCTGGGGGATCACGACGGTCTCGATCCGTTTGGCCACCTCGCGCCAGGCGCCTTTGCCGCCGGTGCCGGGGTGCTGCACGGTCATCTTGGCTTTGGGGCCGCGTTTGCGGCGGCGGATCTGGTGGGGGGCGGTGCCGGTGTTCATCCACACCCAGGCCGCCACGTTGACGCCTTGGATGCGGATGTTGGCGCCCGTCGCGGTGTCGCGGATGTCGTCGATGGTGCGCATCCGCATCGCCCGGCGCTTGTTGCCCTGCAGCGGCGCGCCGTAGCGGGCGCCGACCCGGTTGGCGTCGGCCTTGGCTGCTTTGGCGACGTCGATGAGGGCGCGTCTGGGCATGGCGCGGATGGCCACCGCGGTGGCGTGCAGGTTGGCGGCGGCGGCCACCGCTCAGACGGGGGCGGTGACGTCGGGCTTGTTGATCAGCGGCCAGGTGGCGGTGGTCGCCGCGGCGGAGCCGTCGCCGAAGGTGCCGCCGTAGCCACCGGACGCACAGAACGCTTCGCCGGTCAGCTTGTTGGTGGCGTCGGTCGAGTCCGGGGTGAGCTCGAACCAGACTGTTTTGCCGTCGTTCTCGAAGGCGAACCATGACAGGCCGCCGGGCGCGGCGGCGTCCCAGTCCTCGAGCCAGGCCAGCTCGAGCTGCCAGCCGCTGAGCCCTGGCGATTGGGTGGCGCCGGCGCAGCCGGTCGCCGGGATCGTCTGATAGTTGGCCTGGGCGGTGACCAGCGCCGAGGTCACCTGGCATTCGACGGTCTGGCCCGACGACAGGCCGGCCTGGCTGGTGGCCACCTTGAGGGTCGGCGAGTTGAGGATCATCACGGTGCGCGCCATGGCAGCTCCTAGCAGTCAGGGTTGGGGACGGTGCGGGGGTAGGTGAGCAGGTAGGCGGGAGCGTCCTTGTCGCCCCACATGTCGGGGTAGGCGGGGGCGAACCCCAAGGCGCCGTAGACCGCTTCGAGCTGGTCGAGCCGCCAGCGCAGCGAGAATGCGTCGCCCGGCGGCGGCGACACGATCCACACCGGGAACGCCCCATCCCAGGCGCCGATCCCCGAGGCCGCGGTGAGCGACGGCACCCCGACCAGCACGAACGGGGCGACGGCGCGCGGGTCGTCGGTGGCCGCGACGCCGGCCGCCCGCAACTTGTCGACCATGTCCTGGCGGATGTCCTCGAACACGCTCACCGCGGCCACCGCCGGGCGTACAGGGCTACGGCCTCGGGTGGCGGGGTGTCGACCTGGGCCCGGCCGACCCCGAGCAGCTGCTTGATGCGGGACAGGGTGCCGGTCTGGACGTAGCCGGCGGTCTCCTCGAACGAGGCGAAGCTGTCCACGCTGCCCCGCTCGCGGAACAGGGCGCCGCCGTACATCGTGGTGCCGAGCCCGATCGCGTAACTCGGCGGGTCGGCGGCCGGGTCGGGGTCGTCGTCGTAGCCGGCCTCGAGGCGGCGGCGTCGCGCCCAGTCATCGGCCGCCAGGGCGCACGTCTGCAGGAACGGGTCGCTGGTGTCGGCGGCCGGCCCGAGATAGGCGGCGATGTCGGCGACGGTGGTCCACGCCATCACGGACCGGCCGGCACCGTCATCTTTGTGAACGACCCCGGGTACTGCACGCCGAGCGCCCCGTAGCCGTAGACGGCGACGTCGAGACCCAACAGGCCGACGTTGACGGCCTGCAGCGTGAACGGGGTGCCGGGCAGGTCGTACCAGGTGGCGCCCTGGCGGTGGCCGAGCAGATAGGTCGATGCCGGCATGTTCGGGTCGACGAATGCGGAGAGGCCGCCGGCGTTGACCGACGGGGTGAACGCCCCGAAGCTGACCGAACCGTCCCAGAATGCCGGGCCCTTGTCCTGGGGGACGCCGATCAGGCCGACACCCAAGTCGTAGGACATGCACAGGAACAGGCCACCGGGCGGGGTCGTCGCCGGCGACAGGCCGCCGACGAGGGCGGCCATCGCGTCGATGAAGCTGATCCCGACTGTGCCGGGCACGTCGGTCGCCGCGGCCAATAGGGTCGTCACCGCGTAGGTGTCGATCTTGCGGGCGTAGTCCACGCCGGCGGCGTTGACGTAGTCGGCGACGAACGACGGCGACCCGAGGTCGAGAGCGATCTGGGAGATGTCGTTGCCGCCGGCCCAGCGGTGGGTGGTGACGGTCTGCGGGGTGATCTTGACCGGGGTCGAGTTGATGGCGGTCTTCTCGACGTCGTTGAGGGCGACAGTCGGCGCCTTCTCCCACGTGTTGAACGTCAGGCTGGGCCAGTCACCGCGTTGCAGATCGCCCTGGCGAAGGGCGTTGATCAAAGGCGTGCCCCAGTCGATCAGGTCGACGAGCTCGCGCTGGTAGGCGGGCCGGTAGAGCTGGCCGATGTTGTCGGTGCCGACCGACAGGGTGATGTCGGCCAGCGCGGCCTCGATGCCGCCGCGGTAGAGGGGGCCCTGCTCGGCCAGCACCGCCTGCATCAGCTGCACGGACTGCGGGCTGCCGCCGCGGGAGGCTTGGATGATCGCGGCGACCTGGGCCAGTGTGACGTCGGCGTAGCGGCGGCGGCCGCGGCGGGCGCCGCGGGCGGCCTGCACCGGGACGGTGGCGACGTTCTCGGGCGGTTCGTCCGGTTCGATGTCCGGGTTCGGCTCGGTCGGCTCGGTCGGCTCGTCCTCGACGGGCTCATCGGTGGCGAGCGGCAGGGTGTCATGTTCCACGGGTACCTCCGGGGTCGGGGAAGCTGCGGCGACGTGAGTGACGACCGCCGTCTGGTAGGCGCCGAGCGTCAACAGGGACAGTTCCTGCCAGTCGGCGTCGCTGACGTGCAGGACGCCGTCGGGGTCGTAGCGGGCGCCGCCGGGGCGCGGTTCGGCGCCGACGGAGAACATGCCGCGCACCGACAACGGCGGGGCGGCGTCGATCAGGGCTTGATCACCGAGCGGACCGACGTTGACGCCGACCGACGCCGACAGGGCGGCGCCGTCGTCGGCCGCTGCGGTGACCCGCCCGATGGGACGGGTGCGGTCGTGGTCCAACAGAGCGACGGGGCGCGCCGTGGCGTCCAACGAGCCCGGTTCGAACACGACGACCGTGCCGTCGGAGACCCGGCCGGGCACGCCCCACGGCACGGCGATGCCGTCGATGCGGCGGCGGCCCTCCGAGGTGGCGGCGGTGACGGTGGCGGCGTCGAAGGTGGCGCGGATCATCCCGGTACCTCGCTGGGGGCGGTCGGTGGCTGGGTCGGGTCGGCGATCTGCATGTCGTTGGGCGACGGGTCACCGGCCGGGTCGGTGGTGAACGGGTTGCGCAGCCACACGTTCAAGTCGAGCCGCACCGACTGCGGACCCGGGGTGACGTTCGGCCCGGACAGGGTCTGTTCGATGCAGCCGATGTAGCCGGCGGCGCCGAAGTCGACGAGGTCCTGGCGGGCCTGCTGGCCGTTGAGGTAGGTCATGCCGGTGCCGGCTGGGGCGCCGACCAGATACGGCGGCACGTTGGCGACCCGGGCCAGCTCGAGCGCCTGATAGGTGCGGCCCTCGACGAGCTGCATCGTCGAGGGGTCGTAGCTGTTGGGTTCGTAGTCGGCCCACTTGTTCAGCCAGGCCGTCGTGTTCAAGCGGCGGGCGGCCGAGAAGTACTCGGCGAGCTGGCGGCCGTCGTCGGCCGACATGTCTTCGGAGCCCTCGCGTTCGTGCAGGATCCCGGCCGGCACTTCGGTGCCGGCGAAGCGGTCGGCGGCGGCGTCGAGCTGCAGGGCGATCGACACCGCCCGCCAGCCGGTCGACAGCAGCCCGTCGATCGGCGAGCAGAACTCGACGATGTCGGCCTGGGCGACGTCGCGGCGCGTCCCGGTATCGGGGTCGGTGACCACCGCGGTGCGGCCGTCGTCGCGTACCTCGAGGTTGCCGGGGGCGATGCGGGCGAACGTCGCCGGGAACCGACCGGAGCTGTCAGCGAAGCGGGAGGTGATCTCCCAGTGGGCGAGCCCGTAGAAGATCAGGTCATCGGTGGTCCACGCCAACAGCCACTGGCGGGTGTGGTCGGGGTCGGGGCGGCGGAACCACGTCGGGCCCGGCACCTGCTGTTCGACGATCGGCACCTGCTCGGCGCGCGCCGTCCACAGGGTGAACGGGAGGGCGCCAATCAGCTGGGTGATCATCTGCACGCCGCGGGCGATCGTCGGCAACGTCATCGCCGCGGTGCGGTCCCACCACGGCGGCGCCCAGTCGGGGAACTCGAACCCGGCCAGCGGCGGCCCGAATCCCCAGCCGGGCGACTGGTTGGCGGCCGAACGGGCGAGCTGGACACCTCCGGCGGCCTGCACCGCGCCCGCCGGAGGATCCACGGCAGGAAGGACGGCGGGCGCGGTGCCGGCGGTCAGCAACCAGTCGAGGGCCCGCCCGATCCGGCCCATCAGTCCGAGCTGTCGTCGTCGGGCGGCGGCTCGGCGCCCTGCAACTGATGGAAGAGCTCGGCGGGGATCGCCCCGCCGAGCGTCGGGTCGTCCTCGAGGCCCGGGAATACGTACTTCGGTGGCGGGCTCTCAGAGCGCTTGGCGCGGGCCATGACGCAACTTGGGGCTGTTCTTTCGTAAGTACGTCAATGGAACTGGGCGCTGTAGGGCTCTGAGAGCCGCGAAAACGAGCCGCCCGGTATCTGGGTGCCGGCGATCGGTTCCGGCACGGCGACGACGGGCCTGCCGGCCGCCCGGCGGGCGTGGACGGCCCACGCGGCGAGAGTGGCGGCGACGAGCGGCGAGATGTCGACCCGCGACCGGCTGCGTGACCACAGCCAGGCGTCCCCCAACGGACGCCTGGCCGCGCCGATGACAGCATCGTCCAACGCGGCCTGGGCGCGGTGCACGAGCTCGCCGCGGGCTAACAGGTCGACGAATGTGCCGCACGCCCGGGCGTGATCGCCGGCCGACACCGGTTCGACGTTCACGCGGACGCGGCGCAGCTCGGCGACGATCGACGCGGCGACGATCGCATCCGCGACGACCGGCACCGCCCGGTACTGGGCGCGCGCCGTCTTGACGGCGGCGGCGACCCAGCCGACACCGGGGCGGGCGTCGAGCACCTCCACGACGATGGCGCCGTCGTCGCCGCGGCCGGCCACTGCCAGGGAGGCGGCGGAGCGGTCGGCGGCGACGTCGAGCGCCAGGGCGCCGGGCTGGTAGCGCGCGGCAGGTCGCGCCGCGGCCGACCAGGCGCCGAGGTCGAGCCCGGCCGCCGCGGTGACGGTCGACGGGCGAGGCCAGACGTTGAGGATGGCCCGGGCGAACTCGGCGTCGTCGCGGCGGGTCTCCCATTCATGGGCCAAGGCGGCGTCGTTGACGGTGTGACCCCAGGCGGGGTGGCCGGCGCGCCACACGGCGGGGTCGGCGATGTCGGCGCCGGGCGGGGCGCCGAAGTCGAACAGGGCCACCCCGGGCGTGCCGGCCTCGCCGGCGGTCAGCCACCGATCCAGCCACGTCGAGGCGATCGTGCCGCCGGCCGACACGATCCACGTCTGACGCCACGGCCGGGTCAGTTGCGCCGGGGTGATCCCACCCTCGAGGCCGGTGCCCTCGTCGAGGTCGAACGTCCAGGCCTCATCCACCACGGCGGTGTCCACGTTGGTCGAGTGCAGGGCCTGGGGTGTCGGGGCGAACAGCTGCAGGCGGGATGAGCCGCGGCGCTTGTGAACGCCTTCGGAGCCCTGCGACTTGCGCAGCCGGTACAGCCGCGACAGCGGCTCGAGCATCGGGCACCACTCGTCGCGGAACAGCTTCGCGGCGGTCTCACGGGTCTGGGCGGTGTACCAGCAGCGGGCGTCGGCGATCACGTCCAAGCGGTCCAGCACGGCGGCCAGGGCGAGCACCGACTTGCCGGCCCGGCGCGGCACGACCAGCACGACCACCGGGTAGTGGAAGCCCACGCCGTCGTCGGCGAGCTCGCCGGCGACGGCGGCCACGTACCACTGCCAGGGCAGCGGGGCGGCGCGCCGGATGCGGGCGAGGTGGGCGAGGGTGACGTCACCGGTCGTCGGGCGGCCGGGATCGCGCGGCGTCCCCGATCGCAGCGACGAGAGCGGCCAGCTCGGCGTCGTAGCCGACATCGCTGGCCGAGTCGCGCCGCTCACCGCGCAACTCTAAGAGCACCGGTACCAGACGGCCGGAGAGGTGGCCGACGGTGTAGCGGGAGCCGTCGGGGTCGAGGACTTCGGCGTCGATCACGTCGGCCAGGGTGCGGGCCAAGGCGACCAGGCCTTCGTCGACCGTCTCGAGCTGACCCATCGCCCGCTGGGCTCGTAGCTGCTGGTCGACACCGCGCCGCACACGCGCGATCGGATGCCCTTGTCCGGAACCCCCGATGCCGGGCAATGGGGCCTGGGCACGATCGGGGCGGGCCACGGCGGATCGGCACCGATCGCGTTCTTACGGGCGGCGTCGGGCCGGGTCGGGGGAGAGAGACGCGAAAT